TTTACTTGATGAGATTGACTTAGCAAGTAATAAGATTATGTGTTTACAACCTATCTTAGAAGGCTCTGGTGTCTTTGTTAAAAAGATTAACAAGTTTATCAAACCTGCTAATGGTTTCAATGTTATCGCTACTGCCAATACTAAAGGTCAAGGTAGTGAAGACGGTAAATTTATTGGTACTAATGTACTTAATGAGGCTTTCTTAGAAAGATTCCCAATTACATTTGAACAGAAATATCCGTCTGTTAATATTGAGAAAAAAATATTAAACAATACCTTAAAGTCTTATGGTAAATCAGATGTTAAGTTTGTAGATAAGTTAACTACATGGGCTGATGTTATCAGAAAAACATACTTTGATGGTGGTGTTGATGAGATTATCTCAACAAGAAGATTAGTCCACATAACACAAGCTTATTCAATCTTTGATAATAAGATGAAGGCTGTACAAATGTGTACTAATAGATTTGATGATGATACAAAAAATTCATTTGTTGAATTATATACTAAAGTTGACGCTGGTGCCAATGTCGAAGACATTATGGAAGACCAGAGAAAAGCTGAAGTAGAGTCACAAACGAATGACAATGATAGTGAGTCGGATGACGAAGTTATCTAAATCTATCAAACATAGTGTAGTCCTAGGTGGAGGGGTAGTGCCCTCCACCATTATTACACTTATAGGAGAGGAGGTAAAATAATTTGTCAATTACAATACAAGTCAGGAACGGAAACGTAGAGCAGGCTTTGAGAGTTTTAAAGAAGAAACTTCAAAAAGATGGCCTATTAAAAGAATTAAAGCTGAAACAATACTTTGAAAAACCGTCAGAGAAAAAAAGACGTAAGAAAAAAGAAGGTATTGCTAACTTTAAAAAGAAGCAAAAGAAGCTTAGACTTACCAGAGGTTATTAGATTTTTACGCCAATGTTGATGTATATATATTATTGTAGGCAGCTCGTAAGACCTACGGCGTAAAGAACCCCGATAGATTATCGGTGTCGCTAAACCGTGACTTTTGGCAGTTTAACTCGGTGATAAAAAAAACTGCCATTTATAGGTTGTAATTTTAAGATTAGTACCTATATAAATAATAATAGATCGCCATAATGGGATCTACAAAATGAAACTCGCTTATAACAAAGGAGGTTTTTATGACCAATAAAGCAATTTCAATTTTCAATCAATTAAGACCATTATCAGTAGGATATGATGATGTATTTGACCATTTTGAGTCAATGTTTAATCATCAATATGACAGTATAAGTCAGCCTAATTACCCACCTTATAACATAGTAAAGACAGGTAAATACAACTATGATATACAGGTTGCCCTAGCAGGCTATGGTAAAAAAGATGTTGATGTGTCTTTTGAGAATAGTGTCCTAACAATCAAGTCTGTAAAAGATAAAGACGAAAAAGAAGTTGAGGACAATGATGGTGTACTTCACAAAGGTATTGCCAAAAGAATGTTCTCTAAATCTTTTACAATCGCCGAAGATGTAGAAATCAAAGGTGCTGAGTTAAAAGATGGTCTTTTAGTGGTATCTATGGAAAGAATTATTCCAGACCACAAAAAAGCTAGAACAATAACAATTAAATAATTAATCCTGAAAGGCGGAGAGCATTGACTTTCCGCCTTTTTTAATATATACTCTCATTATGTTTAGTTATCTAGGTGGCAAAAAGTTTCAGGCAAAGTGGATTGCCTCACAATTTCCAAAACACAATACTTATGTTGAACCATTTGGTGGTGCTTATTGGGTTTACTTTATGGCCAACCATCAAATAGATCAGGCCCATACAAACGTATATAATGATTTCAATAAAGATATAGCAAACATATTTCATTGTGCCAGATATGATGATAGAAAATTTTTAAAGTCTTTATTATCTTATGAAGACCAAAACAAAGAACTATTTAATCAATTTAAAAAAGATTTATTTCCTTTAACTACAGACTTTGAATTGGGAGATGTAGATAGAGCCACAAAATATTTGTATCTACAAACACAAAGTTTTAGTGGTGATACCTTAACTGAAAAAACAAATTATGTGGATTTAAGAGGTAAATACAAATCAAAGTATCAACATTTTATAGATAAGATTTCAAACAAGAAATGGTTATATCATATCAAAGGTATTAACCATGTACATAACGAATCGTTTGAAACTGTTATTGATATGTATGATAAACCAGACACATTATTTTATTGTGATCCACCATATTATAAAATGGAAGATTACTATGTACAAGATTTCAATAGAAGTCAACACGAAGACCTGGCAAACAAGTTAAAGTCCATTAAAGGTAATTTTGTATTGTCTTATTATGACTTTCCTTTACTATCGGAGTGGTTTCCAAAAGACAAATACCATTGGGTTTCTAAAGAGTTTAGTAAACAAAATGCTAGTAAAAATAAAGGCTCTGGTAAAGGTAAAGAAATATTAATTATGAACTTCAAACCAGCATTGACTTTGGAATAAGTTTATGATATATTAAGATTATGAATTTAGAAATACAAAAAGAATTACTAAAACAAAATTATCAGGCTGTTGATGTAATCAAAGATGGTATAACCAACAAATTAATAAAATCAGAACCTTATATTATAGGTGATTATTATGGTAAAATGGGTTGTAAGTTTATTAAAGAATCAAATGAAAATCAATATATAACAAAAACAGATTTACGTGGTATATATCATGTTCAAGTAAAATTTAAAGATCAGTATATAGATTTATATACAGGTGAGTCTGAAGCTTGTATCGGAACTAGAATAGCTAGATTAATTAAACAAGCGACTGGCGACAACCGTGATGACGAAACACACTCTGCTGGTGAATTATTATACAATAAATTTAGTAAATATGGCAGACAAGATTTATGGTTACATAATTTAAGAGTTAGATTTTTACAAGTAAGAGATATATTTGATGTGTTAGGATTGACTTCTTTTCCATATCACAATCTTTTTGATAAAGAATATTTAACACTTGTTGATACAGATTTAAAACTATTATTACAGACTTTTGAACAAGGTGTAATAGATAGATTGGCGCCAATAGGAAATAGACAGGCACAAAGAATGATGGATCAAAATAGATTTAGTAATAATATTAAGTTGTTTGAAGAATTATGTCATATGGTAAATACACAAACACCAAATAATTTAAAAGTCAAAGAACTCCAGCATTGACTTTAAAACAAGATTATGATATATTACAAAATGCGGGTATCGTATAAAAGCATTACGGTGGGTTACCAACTCACAGACGTAGGAGCGTTACCTACTACCCGCTCCAAAAATTGAAGGGAAAATATATGATGTTACCAAAAGTAAATTTTAAAGTAAGAGAAGGCGATATAGACGAGGCAGGTGGTTGTACATTTGACAATGGTAAGTGGACAACTAAAACAACAGATGATTATTTCAAAGGTAAAAAAGTAATAGTATTCAGTTTACCAGGAGCGTTTACACCTACATGTACGTCACAACAATTACCAGGTTTTGAGGCAAATTGGCCTAATTTCCAAGAACATTTTATAGATGAGATATACTGTATATCAGTAAATGATTCTTTTGTTATGAATGCTTGGGCAAATAATGAAGAAATAAAAAATATTAAAGTAATACCTGATGGTTCTGGTGAGTTTACTAGACAAATGGGTATGCTAGTCAAAAAAGACGATAAAGGTTTTGGTTTACGAAGCTGGCGATATGCTATGATAGTTAATGATGGTATCATAGAAAAAATATTTGAAGAGCCAGGTAAATCAGATGATTGTACTACAGATCCATACGGTGAATCTTCGCCAGAGAATGTATTACAATGGTTAGAAACAGGAAGAAACAACTAGCATTGACAATAGGACAAAGCTGTGTTATATTATAATATGTTAAATTATGAAGGAGTGATATATGAATCTATCAAGTGATACGATTGCTTTACTAAAAAACTTTTCCGACATTAATCAGAATATTCTGCTTAAACCAGGAAACAAAGTACAAACAATCTCAACAATGAAAAACATTTTGGCTGAGGCTGAAATATCAGAAAAGTTTGATAGCGAGTTTGCTATCTATGATCTACCAGAGTTTTTAAGGTCAGTAGAACTATTTGAAAAACCAGAACTAAAATTTAATGGTGGTTCAAATGTACAAATCGCTGACACAAACTCTAAACAATCAGTTAAGTATTTCTTTGCTGACAAGTCAGTTATTGTGGCGCCTACTAAAAACATCACAATGCCTGATAAAGAAGTTACTTTTACTTTGAAAAAAGAAACGTTTGCTAAGTTATTAAAGGGTGTTACAACTCTTAATTTACCAGATGTTGCTGTTGTTGGTGATGGTAAAAACATCAAACTTAAAGCTACAGATAAAAAGAACAAATCGTCTAACGAATATTCTTTGAATGTTGGTGAAACCGATAAGAAGTTTACTGCTTACTTTAAGGCAGAGAACTTTAAAATGATCAGTGATGATTATGATGTAGCTATCTCTAAACAAAAGATAAGTCATTTTGTTAATAGAAACAGATCAATACAGTATTGGATAGCATTAGAACCTGACTCTGAATTTTAAGGGAGGTTTAAATGTCTGACTTTTTATGGGTTGAAAAATACCGTCCTAAAAAAATATCTGATTGTATCTTAACTGTTAGTTTAAAAGAAACATTTACTAACTTTCTAAAACAAAAAGAAATACCTAATCTACTTCTATCTGGTACTGCTGGTACGGGTAAAACTACAGTAGCAAGAGCCTTATGTGAGGAACTTGGTGCTGATTATATCATTATCAATGGTTCAGATGAAGGCCGACAAATAGATACATTAAGACATAAGATTAAAAACTTTGCCTCCACTGTATCTCTTACCGAAGAATCTAATCATAAAGTTGTCATAATTGACGAGGCAGATTACATGAATGCCGATAGTGTTCAGCCTGCTTTAAGAAATTTTATAGAAACATTTTATAATAACTGTAGGTTTATATTTACTTGTAACTATGTAAATAAAATTATACCTGCCTTACATAGTCGTTGTACCGTAATTGACTTTGCTATTAAAAATGGTCAAAAGGTTAAGACGGCTACTGCCTTTATGAAACGATTAGAGGGTGTTTTAAAAGACGAAAAGATAGAATATGAGAAGAAAGTATTAGGTGAACTGATACAGAAATACTATCCAGATTTTAGAAGAACCATAAACGAACTACAAAGATACTCTGTAAGAGGTAAAATAGACAGTGGTATATTGTTTAGTCTATCGGAGGCGAACACCAAAGACTTAATGAAGTCATTAAAAGAGAAGAAGTTTAATGACATGAGAAAGTGGGTGGTACAAAACCTTGACAAAGAGGCTGCCTTTCTATTTAAAACTGTCTATGATGTTCTCTATACACACCTAGATTCTAAATCTATACCTCAAGCAATATTAATTTTAGCTGGATATCAATATAAATCTGCTTTTGTGGCTGACCAGGAGATAAATATGGTCGCTTGCTTAACTGAAATAATGGCAAGTTGTAAATTTAAGTAGAGGATATAATGGCGAGAAGAACATTATTTAAAAGAATAATTGTAAAATTGAGAATGTTTTGGGCTGATGTTAGAGGCCATCATGGTAAAGTTTGGGATTATGAACCAGGAGATTACTATATGGGATCACACAAAGGCCACAATAAACATTTGAAAAAGTAATAATAAGGTATTATATTATGGCATATGAATTGAAAGATTATCTTAATGCAATTAATTTTAGTAAAGAAAAATTATTAGATACAGACGACTTAACATGGGAAAAGAAGTACCCACCATTCGTAATTAACAAGTGTTTATCAATGTTTTATGATTGTATAGCACAAGTTAATGAGATGAATGGTTATCATTTCTTGGACAAGAAAACTCAATTCCATTTTCTACTAAATAGTATAAGAAAGAAGAAGCGATTTGGTGGCAAATGGTTGTCACAAAACAAGTTGAAAAATTTAGAATATGTAAAAGAGTATTATGGTTACAGTAATGAAAAAGCAAAAGAGGCTCTTAACATACTAACAAAAGAACAAGTTGAATTTATAAAAGAAGCCTTATCCAAAGGCGGGAGAAAAAAATGAGTGAGCAAGAAATACAATGGTCGCCAGAGAGTATGTTAGAGGTAACAATCAAACAACCTGACGATTTTTTAAAGGTAAGGGAAACCCTTACAAGAATTGGTGTGGCTAGTCGTAAAGATAAGACCTTATATCAATCTTGTCACATATTACACAAACAAGGTAAATATTTTATAACACACTTTAAAGAACTATTTGCTTTAGATGGTAAGAAAGCAACCTTGGCTGAAAATGATATTCAAAGAAGAAACACAATATCAATCTTATTACAAGATTGGAACTTAATTGATATAGTAGATACACAGGCTGCTGAGAATAAAGCACCATTATCTCAAATTAAAGTATTACCTTTTAAAGAAAAGAAAGAGTGGAATTTATCAGCAAAATATAACATTGGTAAAAAAATAGATACTGAAAAACTTATAAGGGAAAATACAGAGGCACAAGCAATAAACGACTCTAACCAAGAACAAGAGATTACTATTACTTGTGGACCTGCTAAAGATGAGTAATGTTAGTACCAAAATTTAAAGAGTTTATTACAGAAACAGATATAGGTCGTAAAGATAAACCTATTACAGTTGCTATTGTAACTGTGGCAGATTCAAAAGACCCAAAAGAAAACACTACTGCTGATCTTATTACAAAAGCTTGTAAGAAAAAAGGTATTAAGTGTATAATAGTAAATACCAAATCAACTATCATCACAGCTAAAGACGAAGACAAAGGTACACTTACTGTTTATAACTATGATGGTAAAGATGCTGAACATACATTTGTTGGTAGAGATACCGTTTGTATAGTTAGAGGTGGTGCCTTAGAAGATGAGGCAGGACTTTCATTAATATCATCATTTCAAAACTCACAAGCGTTTATG